TCGCAGTAACTTCGTCTTCCAGTAGTGCAGCATCGGTAGCAAGGGCGTCAACTTCGCCGCCCAAGAGTTCCAACGCAGCCGCAGCGTCATCCAAATCAGTGGCAGCAACCGACGTAACAGTCACACCCTGCGCCGGAGTGGGAGCAGTGTATGTGTCAGTGATGCCATTGGTGACGCTAGTGATAGCGCCCGGATCAGCCACGTTAGCCTGCCGATCACTAAGGACCGGATCGCCAGACTTATCAGCAACAAGTGCAACGTCTTTACGAGGATTAGCCATAGTTCAACCCTCCCTTACGGTGCTACCTGGAAGTACTCAAGGATCAGTTTAGCCTTACCAGCGGTGAACGTACCGTTGGGGGTAAACTTGACATAAGAGTCCAAGGTCGTGGACAAGATGCCACCAACCTCGGCACCGTCAAGCAGGACTGTATCATTGGTACCATCAATCACAGTGACAAGGAGAGCCTCCTCAATGCCATCGACATTGATTACAGTCCCGTCCTTCTCAAAGAGGCCGATGTCGTAATCGGTACCACCTGCGAAGAGGGTTTCATTGATCCAGATCGCTCTGGTGATGAAGGAGCCAGCGGGGATGTAGTTATCCTGATCGCTGAAACCATTGTTAGAGCCGTCGTTGTTCAGATCGGTAGTATAGTCGGGTTCGTCGCCGCCACGGACATCCATCACTAGATAGTTAACCGCGTTCTTCTGAAAACCCGGAACAATATCGGTTTCCCGAGCCTGCTCCTGACCGAACGTCACTTTGAGGCCATCGTCATTCTGCCATTGTGCCATGTTAATGTCCTCCCTTACACTGAGGTCTGAGTCGGAACGATAACCATGTTCTCAGGACGGAAGAAAGCAAGACCGTAGCGAGCCGTAGTAACGAACTCAGTACGCTGCTTGTCCTTATTGAACTCAGTATCGACCGTCGGCATCTGACGCCAAGCACCCTTGAAGGGACCGACACCCGGAGCCGTTGAGAAGAAGAGGTTGTTAGCGAAACCAGAGATCGCAACAGTCTCAAGCGTCTCAGCAGCATTAACCTTCAGATGGTTGCTCGACCAAACGTCAAAGCCGTAGACGTTCTTCACGAACTTCATACCAGAAGCGATACCATCCGCAACGATCCCCTCCCACATCGGGTTATTCGAAATGTTCACCAGGTTGGTGGACGTATTCAAAGTGAACTCGACGGAAGGATCAACGATAGCGATGAGGTTAGTGTCCGGCACATTCGCTTTCTTCAGCGAGAGACGTGCACGGGCAAAATCCTCGACGGACATGACGTTGCTGGTACCAGTGCCGACAAAGCGATGCTTCTCACCGTTAATGTCGTTGGTATCGGCAGCGGTCTGACCGTCCGGGGCCGTCTTCAGGATGTCGCCCTCAAGGCGAACCATCAAAGCGCGCTCCTGCTCTGGAACGAACCGAGACATAAGCTGGTTTGCATAGAACAAATCCTGCTCGGCCTTACGGGTGATGTAGTTACCACTCGAAAGGTACTCGGTGATCTGGAACTGGAACTCACCAGTGTCAAGAGGACGATAAAGGATATCCTCGTCTTCCTGATAGTCGTCAACGTCGCCGCTGCCAATACTAGGAATGGTAAACGTATCCCCATCGGGGAAATCGGTCATCCAGTCCACATACTGCATTGCCATCAGCTCGTCGCGCAGAATCTCCTTAAGCTCATTGGACCAAACCTCTGAGCGAATAAGGAGGCCGGAATTGGCTGTAGTGTGCATTGCACTACCTCCTCTGTTTACGAGTTGCTATAAAATGCCTCCTTACCCATACTTGCCAAGTCGTCCATCATCGCCTGCTGCGTTGTCGGTTTGTGGTATAGTGCTTTGTTCTTACGCCGTAGGTCTTGATAGTGAGCGAAGTCACGGGTGTTGGCATTCTTGAGAGGCACGCTTTCTGAACGCTGGCCACCCCCAACAAATGATCCAGACTCTTTACGGGTTGAGTCCATATCCATAAGCCGGAAGAAACCCTTTGGATTACGTGATGCAAACTCCTGCATCTCTTCAACAGACATACCAAGATCATCAGCCCTTTCTTTAACGACCCGTGCGGATGTCTCACCGTACTTGTCCCTAAGAGCCTTGTCCGCTTCCGCCAGGTTTTTAGCTTCTGCTGTCTGCTTATCACGCTCAGATACGTGTGTTGATATTAAGCTCTTCAACTCATCTTCGGTCATTTGGCCCGAGCTGGTCTCGCTGTGGCTTTCCGTAGAAGTCGTTTCAGTCTTCTCAGTTGACTCGTTCTGTTTACGAACCATCTCCATTAGCTCAGTGATCTTTGTGCCTTGGTCGATGTCTTCCCTCAGTTCGGCAATCTGCCTCTCCAAGTTAGTGACGTGTCGATCAGACTCAAACTTGCCCCTCGCAAGGGACTCGGCATCGCTGAACTTCTTTCCGTCTCCGACCAGATGCTCAAGAAAGTTCTCGGGCGTCTGCTCTTCTGTGCCGGTGGTTCCGGTACCTTCAAATGCTGACATCTGTTTAATCAGCCTCCTTGATTAGTTTCATTACCTCGGTTAAGGCGCGATTGTACCCATTACTATCGGCTTGATAGTAGGCCCAAGAGGCTTTGTCGTAGTCCCCGGAGGAACCCTTCTTTAGCTTCTTGGTTAGGATTTTTGTGAGCCGGGCAAACGCTGCTTGTGCAGTTACGTAGTCTTGCCGGACTTTATCTTTATCTTCGTTGTCTATGAACCATGCTGTTAGCATCTCAAGGCTCCCATCCACACGAGTCTATACCCATAAGGTTGTGACTCAGGATGCTTCTGGCTAGATCGATGTCATTTGTAATGACGTAATCTACAGTAGCGTCTTTCATGCCTATGTAAGATGCTGATAGGCAAAAGTCTCCTTGAGGAACGCTACAGGCCGCGACGAAGGCGGTCAGCAAGCTCATCAGGAGTAAGTTTTTGAACTTCATGGTCAATGGCCTTTCTGGTTCTGGCTGCTTCGATGACACTCTTACGCATACTGTCTTTCGCTGCCGACCCACCCCACTTACGGGCGGTAAAGATCAGGCCACCAACGATGGCTAGTCCGATCAAGGCGAGCACCCAATCGGGCATCTCTTACTCTACCGGCTTGTTAGGTACAAAGTAGACAAGCAGGGCACTAAGAGCCGAGCCAATAGTTACAGTCAGTTCCGGCGAAAGCCAGTCCATGTTAATCGAGAATATTGTGGCTGCGACGGTAGCAACGCCACCTATAATCGCAGCAAGGGCTTTACCCGTTGTAGTCTGTTCCATTTTTAGATTCCTTCATCTATTGCGATTTGCTCTTCTTCTTCAGCCTGTACTTCTGTTTCGTTTGCAAGACGGGCTGTCTCCTGCTGTTCGAAGATAGCAATGTTGTCCCCAAACATATCAGGCTCGTCTAGTTCTGAGGTCAAGATACGAGCGATTTCCTTGCCACTCATATGTACACCAATTGACGGATCCTGTTTCAACTTAACGATCTGCTGGAGATTCTGGAGACGTATAGCCTGCTCAGCAAAGTGTCGCGAACCTACTGGGCGGAGTTTACCTCGTGCCGTGATATCCTCTCTCTCGATTTCCTGGAAGATCGCAATTCCTGTATCTTCATCAAGGATACGTACAAGATCGAAATCGTCAAGGTTACGCCGTCCCACCTCTAGGGTATCGTTGAGTAGAAGCTCAACAAAGGTACGCTCGTAATGGTAGGCCTTGTGCTCGAAGATACGATTACCTGCGCGCTGTAGACCAGCAAACTCGAAGGCTGTCTTTTCTCCGGGTGTCCGGATACCCATAGCACTCCTTGGAGCACCGGCCAGTTCTTCCATCCTATCCGCAAGCTCACGAATCTGAGGATCAGCATTCAAGGCCGTTACATCCGGAGCAAGGTGGGTCACCTGACCCTCTTCTCCAAGGTAGATACGCTCGCCCGGCTCATCACCGAAGTCAAGCACGTCACCTGCAATAAGTTTCTGGGGGTAAGCGACTTGATCCCAGACATCCGCCTTCATGTTCTCTAGGTGGTCGATCCGATACTGAAGACCAACGAGATTTTCAAGAGGTCCCATCCCGTAGAGATTATCAGGTCTCTGCCTCCAACCACTGTGTCGGATAGCTGCGGCCCCTAACCACGAGGGGTTCTGGATGTTCCGGAGTACCCGTGACCTATCGGCAATTGTAATGATACGGTTGAGCTGAAGTTCTCCGGTGTTATGGTTATACAAATCCCCGAAGTAGTGGAGGAGTTCAACTGATCCGGAATCAAAATAGTTGATAAGGGAGGAAAATCCATCTGCGATAAAACCATCTGCCTTTGATATCTCCGAGTCCTGAGAGGTAACCGCACCCCTAACCGAGAGCATCTTCTCGAACGCACCGGCCATCCACTCGTTGGCTGAATCCTGACTTATCTTCTTCTTCAAGTCTCCAACCGAGACGAGCTCTTTGACAATCTTAGGGGTGTTACTGAAGTCATCTACGACAGGATTAAAGACAATGTCGTAAGGGGAGATACGCCGTAACTTCGGCCCGACAAACTTTGTGATTAAGTCTCCGTCCTCGCCTTCGACAAAATCTACTACTGGTTCGACAGTTGCAAAACAGTTTCCAGTATCAATCCAGTCGAGAAGTAGACGGGAGAAAGTGTCTACCATCCCACTCTGTTTCGCTTTAGTCTCGACGTAGGCTTGGATAACTGCCCGTTTTTCTACTGTATCCGATTCGCTATCATCACCCTCCCACTTAAACCAATTACGGGTGGGGAAGATAGCAGCGAAATAGTTGGCATGGAGATTGTCCCGTAGCTGCGTCAGCTTTGGGGTGGTTGTTGAATTGCCCCACGGCAGCTTACTGTTGGATGTGGTACGAGTGTCTGTTGCAAAGAGGTAGTTGCGGAGTTCTTTCCACTCTTCAAGTTTCTCATTACGGTGGATAACCCACTTACGCCACGCATCGCCGATAGCAAGGGCATCGCTGTCAGGTCCAATCTCTTGGAGGACATCAAGTACTTCTGGCATTTAAAAGGCTCTCCCTCCGAACCGTGGGTGGTAGACGACGTTACCCACGCTGGAACTTCTTTGTCTATTGAGGTTCATCGTCGGCTTCACAGCAATCTCGATGGCTGAGGCCAAGGCATCTTTGATGTCATCGTGTGGGGGTTTACTGGACACAAGCTCGTCTTCCAAGATTTGCCAGTTTCCTCCACGCATGTGGTAGATCATCAAGTTGTCGTAACGTGGTTCAAGGATTGCCGCTAGGCGCTCTTCTTTGTTACCGTCGTACCGGGTAGGACGAAACTCTTCTATCTTCAGAGCAATACCATTCGGTTTGATATACATTTCTTTGAGCTCTTTGACGATGGCGCTCTGTGCGGCTGTAACCTCTGCCCGTAGTTTGCGGAACGACCAGCGATTCATCATCTTCATCAGATGTGTGTAGTAGTCTGAGATACGATCTGTCTTGAACCGATCAATGTCTAGAACATAGATGTTATTCTCGGCGTCAATTCCCACAACCACAATGGCAGTGTAGTCGGCTCGCTTCTTGGTACTGAATGCAAAATCCATGGCAGCAACGAGATTGATTCTTCCACCTTTGTAGTACCATCTTCCAGCTTCGAGGGTGAGATTTGATTTCTCAAAGTACTGGAATTTATCATAGTCTATGGGCCTTTGATCCGGATCGGTGGGGTCGTTGTAGTACTG